TTTCATGGCATTACAGCTACAGATATGCTCATGGAAACCGATGCCAATGCTTTAGCTCTAGCTACAGCCTATGTGACCACTCGTAAAGACACCACAATCCGAATTGACAACATTACCCTTGACTTGGTGACTTTGGGCTATACGACTGGAGTCCAGGCAGCTCTTGATCTCGACTATTTTGACACAATGGAAATTACCAACTATGGGCAAGCTTCTACTTCAATCGTCAAAACTTTGCAATGTCAAGGCATAGCCCATTCCATAACACCTAACACCTGGATGACTACCTTTGTGACTCAAGAAGCCCTATTGGATGTAAACTATTAACATGAACAGAGGAGATAACTAATGGCTGCTGGATGGCCCACAAAGGTCACTTATGCTAACGGAGATGTATTTAACGCATCTGACATAAATGACACAAACGGTACGCTGAACTATATTGACCCTACTTCTGCGACAAACAACCAAGTCATTACTCGTGACTCTACTGCCCCAGGCAAAGTTAAATGGGCTAACTCGCCTGCTAATACCTTAACAACCACAGGTGATTTGTATTATGCTTCTGCCGCAAATACGCCTGCAAGACTTGGCGTTGGCACTACAGGACAAGTTCTAACTGTAGCTGGTGGTGTTCCCAGTTGGGCTAACGGATCAAGCACTCTGACAAAAATTGGGAGTACAGTTACTTTTTCAGGTGTTGCATCACAAGCTTTTGACAATGTTTTTTCATCTACTTACGCAAGTTATTGGATAAATATTGAATATATGACAGCCGCAACAGCTGCTAATGCTTTGCAGTTACAACTTAGATATGCAGGCCCAACGACTCAAACTAGTGCTTATTATTCAAACAGTTACAGTCTGCCGTATACAGGTTCAAATGTTTCTACTCAAGTTAATGGAGGCTCAGCAGCTACCATAGCCGATGCAACTGGTACGAGCGCAAGTACTAGGATTTCAGGCGGTAACTTTTATTTCTATGGTGTTGCTGGCGCATCAAAAGACCCTTATTACACAGGAACTTATGTAAATAGCAATACTGGTGTTTCTTACTTATTTAGCGGTGGAACAGCAGGAGCTGCGAGAATCTACACAGGCTTTTTATTAAAGAGCTCTTCAAGCAATATAACAGGATCAGTATCAGTATATGGAGTATCATAATATGACTAACCAAATAGGAATCTATGATTTTAGCACAGGGGAAAACATTGTTCGTGATATGACTGCTGAAGAATTAGCAGAATATCAAGAAGGTATAGAAGCAAATAAACTTGTTGAACAAGAACTTCTTTCTAAGACTAATCAACGAATTGCTTTATTATCAAAACTTGGCATTACTGCCGATGAAGCAAAACTGCTACTAGGATAATGAAACCCTTACTGTGCAAGGCTGGTCAGCAACTTCGTGAACAAATCGATGATGCATTTCCAGATAGAGATCGTAAGTCGGATGGTTGGATAGGCGATGCCGCACACTCCAATCGTAAGAGTGACCACAATCCCGATCCGTCTAACGGAATCGTCAGGGCTATTGATGTGGATAAGGACTTCGACTCACGCCCCAGCACAGGTGCTTATCTTGCCGACCAAATACGCCTATGCGCCAAAGCAGGTGAGAAGAGAATTTCTTACATCATCTATGCAGGCAAGATCGCTTCCTCTAAAAGAGCTTGGCGTTGGCGTACTTACGATGGGGTTAATCAGCACAATCATCACATCCACATTTCATTCACTAAAGAAGGCGACCAGAACGGTAGCTGGTTTGATATCCCGATGCTAGGAGCAACAAATGAAAATGAATAAAAACACAAAGAATGCAATTAAGTCTTACTTAAAAGCAGTTGCTATCTCAGCAATTACTTTAGGACTTGCATTAGTAGCAGATATTCGTCCTGAATATGCAGTCCTTGCTTCTGCGCTAGTGGCTCCTGTCGTCAAGTACCTTGACCCTACAGACGAGCAAATAAGTTAATGAGCGCCCTTAACTGGGCGGCTCTTGCAGTTGCAGTTATCTCAATTGTCACAGCTTTCGCAGGATCAATCCGCTGGCTAGTGAAGCATTACTTGAATGAACTAAAACCTAACGGCGGTTCATCAATGAATGACAGATTGAATCGACTTGAAGGGCGTGTCGAAACAATCATTTCTTTATTAGAGAGGTGACAATTTACACATGGCAAGAAAAGCAACTCAGAAGCTAGTGGATGAAGGCTATTCCAAACTAGATGCGTGGGCTATTGGTGTGCATGAAATGTATCGTGCATTGCGCCGCGCAGGCTTTCCAGTTGATTTGGCACTTGGCATAGTTACTGAACCTCAGGCTTATCCTAACTGGATACTTCCATCGCCTATTAACCCAAATATCCCAGAGCCAGACTGGTATGACGATGAGGATGAATGAAAAGAACTGTTGTAGTTCCAGACTTACAAGTTCCCTATCACGATCCAATAGCAGTAAAAAATGTTGCAGCGTATATTAAAGCTGTACGCCCCGATTCTGTCGTCACTCTCGGTGATGAAATCGACCTACCACAGATTTCCCGATGGACAGAAAACACTCCAGGATGGTACGAACAAACACTAGCTGCTGACAGAGATGAAGCAGTCGAAGTTCTTTGGTCATTGGTTGAACACACTAAAGATGCTCACATGATCCGCAGCAATCACACAGACCGTCTTTACAATGTCATAATGAAGAAGATTCCAGCCTTCTTAGCATTGCCGGAGTTGCGCTTTGAGAAGTTTATGAAGCTCGATGAACTAGGCATTACCTATCACAAGAAGCCCTACGCGGTCGCTAGAGGCATTATTGCCCTACATGGTGATGAACAGTCCGTCAAGCCCACACCTGGTCTTACAGCCCTTGAGGCGGCTCGTAGGCATGGTATTAGCGTTATATGTGGACACACTCACAGAGCAGGTCAATCAGCCTTTACAGAGGCTTCAGGGGGCAAAATAGGGCGTATCCTGAGAGGCTGGGAAGGTGGGCATCTCATGGATGTCAGGCAGGCTCATTACACTAAGGGCACAATGAACTGGCAACAGGCGTTCATCGTCATTGAGGAAATTGGCACAAATGTGCAGGTCAGCATCATTAACCTAGAGAAGGACGGTACTTTCGTTGTGTCAGGTAAGAGATACGGGCGCGCTCGGTAACGATGTCCTACGGGATATTGATGACCAAATGGATGACTCAGAATTGTTACCATTTCGTTATCTAAATCAACAGGGTAAATTCCACTAGCTGTGCGACACTTTTCCTGTTCCTGAAATACAGGACAAGAAAGGGCTATATGAACTCTTTAACAATCCTTACAGTTGTTGGTCTTTGCTTAGCAAATTACTTCACATTTAGATGGGGTCAGGAAACTGGCTACGATCAAGGGCTAGTCGATGGTCGCAAGGCTGTACGCAAGTATTACGAGCAGGTGGGTAAGTGAAAGCAACCGAGGCACTTATTAATGCAATCGACATCATGCAAGATCGTGGCAAGGTCTACGGTCATCCGAAAATCAATCAAGGTCGCATCGCTGCGAGGCTATCCTGTTTACTTGATTACCCAATCACAGACGCACAAGCTGCTCTTGCAATGGTCGAAGTCAAACTCGCCAGAATCACAGAAACCCCAAGCCACGAAGATTCTTACATCGATGCAATAGCCTATTTGGCGATAGCAGTCCAACTACAAACAGAGGCAGATGAACTTTATGTTTAATCTAGATGATTACGAAACAGTAGAAGTAAGACTAGAGAAGTTCATCAAGGACTTCCCAGATTTCCGCGTTGAAACGGAGTTAGTGAGTTTCCAGAATGACAGATACATTGTTAAAGCATGGCTTTATCGTACTTTCGCTGATAGCACGCCGTTCGCCAGCGGGCTCGCTGAGGAAACGATTAGCAGTCGAGGCGTTAATGCAACTAGCGCATTGGAAAACTGTGAAACTAGCGCGATCGGCAGAGCACTTGCGAATGCTGGTTACGCAAGCAAGGGTAAGCGACCAAGTAAAGAGGAAATGGTTAAGGTCACAAGAACAAAGTTCGCAGACAAACCGAAAGAATATATCCCTGTCGTAAATGAAGCCGATCCCTGGACTATTAAAACAGTCGCAGCACCTACAACATCAGCTGAAGCAGTTGCTGTTGTCAAGGACATTATAGGCGGCACAACTGACAAGGATGTTCCTCGTTGTCCTCATGGTGAAATGCATTGGGCTCATGGAATGACTAAGGCTAATAAGCCTTGGGGTCATTTCAAGTGCATGGCAGCAGCTACTGGTGAAATGAATCGATGCCCTAAAGGCGAAGATGTAATTTGGTATGAGATAAGTCCGGAAGGCAACTGGCGACCACAGAAGGTAAGGGCATAACTATGGGCGAAATGGTAATCTTTGATGATGGCACAGCAACCATCATGGGCGGAGAGCTCACAGAACCGCAGGATATTGTTATCTATTGCGATCTTTGCAATGAACCTGTGGCTATTACTCCAGAGGCTAATGACCAGGTATTTGTTACCTGTTTGAGATGTCATGCAGTCAGTCATATTGCACTCAAGACATCGAAAGAGATTGATGACGAATCACCGCAGGAATAGAGGCTTAGCAACCGAACGCCTTGTCGCTGACTACTTGAGGGAGTGGTGGCAATACGCTACGGTTGGAAGAGGTGCAGATCCGTCAGGTGACATCGTTAATCTTCCCTTCGATGTGGAAGTTAAGGGTGTAGCCAAATTCGCACCGCTAGCATGGCTTCGCCAAAGCAAGGCAAGAACAACTAAGAGTGGGAAACTTGGGGTGGTTGTTCTTCGCTGTAATGGTCAAGGGACATTAGTGTCTGATTATGCGGCACTATTACCGTTACACGCTTTGGTGGAGCTACTGCTACGAGCAGGTTATGACAAGATTCCTTTAGAGTTAAATCCCATCAGATGCAACAAATGTGGTGGTTGGATTATTGAGAAAATGGAGTGCAAAACCTGTGAGAAAGAAGCGACTAATGCCAATGTATGAATATCGTTGCCCTATTTGTAATACTCAAATGGAGCTTGAATTGTCTATGGATCATGACTTAGTTCGATGCACAGATTGTGGCGCACAAGCGAATCGCATCTATTCAGTACCTGGCATAGTGTTTAAGGGAAAGGGATTCTACTCAACAGACAAATAGAAACGCCGTTGTGACCAGCACTTATAGAAATGGATTTGACATGACCAGTACACTCAGAGGGCTAGAGCACACCAAGTGCTCAGAGCGAACCGTGAAGCGGTTAGTTCGCTCGGTAGCAATCGTGTTAGGGGGAGCTCTATGCTTCTCCGTTGTATCAGCAGCAAGTGCGACAAACGATCCTAATAAACGCATCACATCAAAAGAATATGCAAGAGGACAATTAACAGTTAAGAATTACAAATGTATAGCTGTGTTGTATGGCAAAGAATCAGCATGGAAGTGGAAAGCAGTAGGCAACATAGGTGGTACTCATCGAGTGTATGGAATACCACAAGGCAAGAGTGAGTGGTTACGAACTGCTAATCCATTAGAGCAGATTGATTGGGGCTTACGATACATAGGACATAGGTATGGCTACACTATGACTCATGAAGGTAAGCAACCCAATACATGTAAAGCCTTAGATCATTGGAAGCGTAAAGGATGGCATTAGATAAATTAAATAGCCGTAAGTATCGCAATCACAAAGAGCGAGTGTTTGCTCGTGATGGTAGGCAATGCAGATACTGTGGCAATGATGAAAACTTACAAGTTGATCACATCATTAGCCGTAAGAACGGTGGCACACACGATCTTGATAACTTACAAGTCTTATGCCGTGATTGTAATTTGCGTAAGTCAAGCAAAGATGAGGGTGTTTTTTTAGCACAGACGGCTACCCCCCCTGTCTTTTCTGCCCGTATATCCCCGATGCAGTCCGAACCGATGCAAGATAGTCCGTTTAAGATTCGACCCAATCCAAGTCAATGACAGATAAACCCAAAAGAGTCCAACCCCTACGAGGGGCAACTGAACCGAGGGTTCACAGCCCACTTCTTAAGGGCAAATCTCGCTATAAAGAAATCCTAGACATGGTTGATCGTCTAAAGATGGACAAGCTGATGCCATATCAGGAGTTTGTACTTAAAGACATGATGGCTGTAGATAAGAAGAATAACTATCGTCGCAAGACATCGCTGCTTCTCATATCTCGTCAGAATGGTAAATCACACTTAGGCAGAGTGCGTGTTATATGGGGCATGTTCTACGGTGGCGAAAAGAAGGTCATCATCATGTCAGCCAATAGAGCTACATCGCTGATGCTCTTTAGAGAAATTGCCTGGATCATAGAATCAACTCCGGAACTCAAAGCAATGACTAAGGCAATCCGTTATGCCAACGGCGGAGAACGAATAGAACTACTCAATGGTGCAACGCTCGATGTCATCTCAGATAACTCATCATCACCACGCGGACGAACAGCAGACTTGCTATGGATTGATGAAATTCGAGAAATCTCAGAAGAAGGCTACAAAGCAGCAGTACCTGTAACTCGCGCTAGAGCAAATGCACAGACATTCCTAACTAGCAACGCTGGCGACCATTTCAGCAGCGTACTTAATGGCTTAGTCGAACGCGCTAAAGATTATCCGCCTGAAACATTTGGTTATTATGAATACAGCGCACCGCAGTATTGCAAGATTGATATCACATCGGATTACTTTTGGAAAAGCGCAGTAGCACCTAGCAATCCTGCACTTGGCTACACAATTACAAAAGAATCGATTGAAGAAGCTATTGCGACTAATCCAATCGAGCAGACTCGCACAGAAACGCTGTGTCAATGGATCGACTCATTGCAATCGCCCTGGCCGCATGGAGTCTTGGAAGAAACCTCAGATAACACTTTGGAAATGGCTGTTGGGGCTTATACAGTCTTTGCTTTTGATGTTAGTCCATCAAGGCGCAACGGATCGCTGGTTGCAGGTCAATTACTGCCAGATGGTCGAATCGGCATTGGAATCCTAGAAACTTACAGCTCACAGATGGCAATCGATGAATTAAAGATGGCAGCCAGCATCAAAGCCTGGTGCGACATCTATAAGCCTCGATTAGTCTGCTTTGACAAATACGCCACACAGACGATTGCAGACAGACTTTCTCAAGCTGGTGTAATGACAGAGGATGTATCTGGTCAGCAGTTCTATAAAGCCTGTGGTGACTTATTAGAAGGATTGGTTAATCATCGCGTGGTTCACAATGGACAGGCAGAATTGATCCAACAGATGAATAACTGTGCAGCTAAGGTCAATGACTCTGCTTGGCGAATTATCAAGCGAAAGTCAGCAGGTGACATCTCAGCACCTATTGGCTTGGCAATGGTTGTTTCAAAGCTGATGCTTCCTGCTCCTAAGCCTCAAATCATTACCTAGACACGAAACCCCTAAATTGTCAAATATTAGACAAAGTGTGCTAATATGTAAACATGGGTCGTATACTGCAAACATTCGGATTACAAACTAAACCAATCCTCGAAGCGCAGTCCGCCCCTCAAGTTTTAGGTGAGTACTCGCCTTATGCAATGCCGTTTCAATATGCCTATGTATCACGAACAGAAGCAATCTCAGTTCCTGCATTACAGCGTTGCCGCAATTTACTTGCTGGCACAATCGGCGCAATTCCTTTAGAGCTTTACAAGAAATCTACAAATGAAGAACTTGGCTCTCCTGTATGGATGGAGCAACCTTCTTACTCACAGCCACGATCAGTAACAATCGCTTGGACTGTTGATTCATTATTATTTTACGGACAAGCATTTTGGAAAGTTGTCGAAGTCTATAACGAGGATGGCAGACCATCACGCTTTGAGTGGATTGCTAACTCTCGCGTAACTGCAACACTTGATAGCACAAACACATTCGTTCGCTCTTATGCAGTAGATGGCACTACATTACCAATGGACGGATTAGGTTCACTAATCACATTCCAATCATTAGGCGATGGCATTCTAAACAGCGGAGTCCAAACAATTCGCGCTGCTATCGATGTGCAAAAGGCAGCAGCTATTGCAGCAGGCACTCCAATGGCTACTGGCTACATCAAGAACAATGGCGCAGACCTTGATCCTAAAGAAGTTCAAGGATTGCTCAACGCATGGAAGAACGCACGCAATAACCGTTCAACAGCGTACCTAACTTCAACACTTGAATACACACCAGTTTCATTCTCACCAAAAGAAATGATGTACAACGAGGCGATTCAAAATCTTGCTACAGAGATTGCTCGCCTTTGCAATGTACCGGCTTATTATGTTTCAGCAGAGATGAATAACTCAATGACCTATTCAAATGTTCAAGATGAACGCAAGCAATTCTTGGCATTATCTCTACAGCCGTTTATCACAGCTATTGAAGATCGTCTATCGATGGATGATATTACTCCTCGTGGTCATGTCGTGAAGTTCGACATCGATAAGACATTCTTGCGCACAGACCCACTTGCTGAACTAGCAGTAATTGAAAAACTCCTAGCCCTACAGTTAATTACAACTGAGCAAGCTATGGAAATGACAGACCTATCACCTAATGGAAGCAATGGTATGGAATGAACCAGATCGTAACCCTTACGGCTGAACTTACAGCGGATTCCGCTAGCCGCACTATCTCTGGCAAGATTGTGCCATTGAATGTCGAAGCAGGTTCAACCAACTACGGCAAAGTAATCTTCGAGTCAGGATCAATCGAGATTCCAGAAGCCAAGTCAATAAAATTATTAAGTCAGCATGACACAAAGAAACCTTTGGGAAGAGCCGTCAGCTTCTCAGAATCAGAGAACTCAATCGATGCAGTATTTTCTATTAGCCGTTCACAACGCGGCACAGAAGCACTTATCCTGGCTGAAGAAGGATTGCAATCAGGACTCAGCATTGGTGCAGAAGTATTAAAGTCAAAGATTAAGGACGGCGTGACTTATGTATCCGCTGCTCGCTTAGTCGAAGTAAGTTTAGTAACAGAGCCAGCATTTAAGTCTGCTCAAGTTACTGATATTGCAGCAGAAGAAGCCGAGAAGGTAGAAGAAGCTGTATCCGAAACCCAACCAACAGAAAGCGAGATAGCCAACGTGGAAAATACCACTCCAGCCGTCGAAGCAACACCAGTTGAAGCACCGGCGGTAGAAGCTGCTCGCCCAACTGTCACAGCAATGGCTTACACAAAGCCACGCATTGAAATCACAGCAGCAAAGTATGCTGAACAAACAATCCGCGCAGCACTAGGTGATGAGTCAGCTCGTCAATACCTACTTGCAGCAGACAACACAACAGACAACGCAGGTCTTGTACCAACACGCCAACTGTCTGAAATCATCAACCCACTTGGAACAACAATCCGTCCAAGCATCGATGCAATCTCTCGCGGAGTGCTTCCAGATGCAGGTATGACATTCGAGATTCCTAAAATCACAGTAATGCCAACAGTTGCAGAAACAGCAGAAGATGCAGCATTCAATGAAACAGATCAGAACTCAGCGTTCTTGTCAGTATCAGTTAAGAAATACGCAGGACAACAGACATTCTCTGTTGAACTTCTAGATCGTACATCTCCAGCATTCTTCGATGAACTCGTTCGCAACATGGCTTCTGCTTACGCAAAGGCAACAGATGCAGCAGTAAACGCAGCACTCATCTCAGGCGCAACAGCAGATGCAACAACAACAGTTACATATCCAACAGCAGCAGAGCTTCTTGGAATTGTTGCTCGTGGTTCAGCATCTGTTTACAACGCGACACTTGGACTTCCAAACCCATTCGCACGCAACATGATTGTAAACACAGCACAATGGTCAAACATCATGACACTCAATGACAACGGTCGCCCAATCTACACAGCTTCAAATCCAATGAACGCAGGCGGCGCAGTTGTACCAACATCTCTACAAGGCAATGTTGCAGGACTAAACCTCTATGTAACACCTAACACAGCAGCTGGAACAGACACAGACGGTTCAATCCTTATCGTGAACCCAGATGCTTACACATGGTATGAGTCACCAACATACCGCCTACGCGCAGAATCAACTGCAGCAGGTTCAGTAACAATCGGCTACTACGGCTTTGGCGCAATCGCGACTAAGGTCGGAGCTGGTGCGTTCAAGAACAACAAGGCATAAGTAACACCCTAAGTCGCTGGGAGTGGGGCGCAGCCCTTGCTCCACTCCCAGTCTTTAGAAAGGAATAGAATGTCACTTTGCACAGTTGCAGAACTTCGCTCAGCACTAGGTGTTGGCTCGCTATACGCTGATGCCACCCTTCAACAAACATGCGATGCAGCTGATGCCGTCATTCTTCCGATGCTATGGAATAACTACTCATTTAATGTAGCCCACAGCAATACAACAGACACAGGCACACTTTATTTTGAAACAAGTACAAAAGATGTTTTCTATGTAGGTCAGACAGTTGTGGTATCAGGCAACGGATCAAAGCACAACGGCAACAAGACAATCACAGGCGTTGGTGCTTACAGCATTACTTACGCCATTACAGGCAACAACAACACAGCAAAGCCTTATCATCCAGTAAATCCTTTGGGTCAAGTTGCAGCAGATACTTATGTTGATTACACACTTGATGCAGCAGTTCAAGAAGCTGCACTTTTAATTTCTGTGGACATCTGGCAGTCACGCCAGACCAGTTCTACAGGCGGCGTATCACCAGACTTTACTCCTAGCCCATATCGCATGGGTAACACTCTCTTGGCTCGGGTACGAGGCTTATTAGCCCACGCTTTGAGCCCTGACTCGATGGTCGGATAATGCCAGTTGCTCTCACTACTCTTAGAACCACGATTGCGACTGCTTTAGTAGATAACGCTAAGTGGCAAACATTCGCATTCCCACCAGCAACAGTCTTGGCTAACTCAGTAATTGTCAGTCCTTCTGATCCATACTTAGAGCCTAATAACAATCAACACAACACTATCGCTCCAACTGCTAATTTTAAGATAATCATTACCGTTCCTTTATTTGATAATGAAGGAAACCTCAATGGAATTGAAGATGCCTTAGTTGGCGTGTTCAACAAACTCGCAGCATCCGCATTGACCTATAATGTGGGAGCAGTAAGCCAGCCAAGCGTTCTAAACGCCGCATCTGGTGATCTGCTTACATGCGAGATGTCACTATCCGTTCTAACTACCTGGAGCTAAAATGTCCGAATGGGAAAAAGAAAACGAAGCCTTCCTGAAGAAAATCGGGCAGGTTACTTCAGCACCAAAGCCAGCATCTACTAAGAAAGACGAGGAATAATCCTAATGGCTGTATTTCTGAACAACAATGTAGGCGTTAAGATTAACTCTGTTGATCTTTCTGACCATGTAACAGCAGTAACAATCAACCGTTCATTTGATGAACTCGAAGTAACAGCTATGGGCGATTCTTCTCACAAGTTCGTAAAGGGCTTGGAAGCATCAACAGTTACAGTCGATTTCCTCAATGACACAGCATCAGCGAATGTTCTTGCAACACTTCAAGCTGCATGGGGAACAACTGTCACAGCAGTTTTCCTACAGACAAAGGGAACAGCAGTATCTGCTACAAACCCTCTATACACAGTTTCATTGCTAGTCAATAACACAACAGACATCAACGGTGCTGTTGGCGATATTGGCACACAATCAATCACATTTACTGCTAACTCAACAGTTGCAGTAGCCACAACAGGTACTTTCTAAACAACTAAACAAAGGGGCAAATCATGGCAAAGCTAAAAGTAACAAGGGCAGATGGACAAGTTGGGGAATACCCAATCACTCCATTGGTGCAGTACGGATTTGAGATTTGGGCTAAGAAAGGCTTTCATAAATCACTTATGGAAGATGCTTCTCAAACTTCAATCTTTTGGCTAGCCTGGGAATGTATCCGCCGTTCGGGTGAAACTGTTAAGCCATTCGGAGAGCAATTCATTGAAACCTTGACAACTGTCGAGGTACTAGATGATGACCCTTTGGCTTAGGGCGCGACTCGATCACCTATCTGATTGCTAAATTAAGTGTCAGACTCGGGATCGCGCCACAACAATTATTAGAGCTAGATGAAGTGATGTTAAAGAACCTAATCAAGGTTCTACAGGAAGATGCAAAGGAGATAGCCAATGCCAGCAACCGTCAAAGGCGGCGTTGAACTCCGTAAGGCACTTCGTAACTTTGCTCCAGAATTAGGTAAAGAAACACAGAAGGAAATTACAGGGGTGTTAAAGCCTGTTGTAAAAGAAGCTCGTGGATTCGTCACAGGTTCTCCTTTAAGTAACTGGTCGCGTGAGGGTGGCAAGTTTCCTGTGTTTAACGCATCTATTGTCAAGCGCGGTATTGGCTATAAGACAACACCATCAAAGCCCAATCGTAGAGGCTTCAGAGCATTAGCACAGATTCGTAACCGTTCAGCAGCAGGCGCTATTTATGAAACAGCAGGGCGTAGAGCGGCAAGCACAAAGCCATCGGCTCGTCCTAACTTTGCTCAGGCAATGGGCCCACTAACTGGCACAGGCAAAGAGCGTGGGCGTTTAATTTACAAGGCTTGGGAAAATGACCAAGGCAACGCTACAAAGGCTGTCCTAAAGGCTATTGACAATGCTGGTAAGACTTTCAATCGAATGGTAGGCACTCGCTGATGGCTAATGTAGTAATTGATATTGCAGCCGAATACACCGGCAATAAAGCATTTAAGCAGGCAGAAACTGCTACATCTAAACTAGAAAAGTCCGTTGCCAAGTTAGGCAAGCAACTTGCTGGAGTCTTTGCAGCTTCTAAGTTATACGCATTTGGCAAGCAGTCAGTCAAAGCATTTGCAGCTGATGAGAAGGCTGCACGATCATTAGCGTTAGCCTTAGCCAATACAGGCAACGCTTTTGCTTCCATCGAGGTTGAGAAGTTTATTGGTGATTTACAACGCGCTACTGGCGTTCTTGATGACAACCTTCGACCAGCCTTTAGAACCCTTCTTACAGCTACAGGTGATGTTAAGAAGTCACAAGATGGTTTAGCTTTAGCCCTTGATATTGCCGCAGGTACAGGCAAAGATTTAGGTGCTGTATCTATGGCACTTGCAAAGGCTTATGGTGGGCAGACAACAGCCCTTAGCCGTTTAGGTGCAGGCTTATCTAAAGCCACTCTCGCATCTGGTGATTTAGATTTAATCACAAGCGAATTAACAAAGAAGTTCTCTGGTCAGGCATTAGCTGCTGCCGAAGGCTATTCAGGAGCAATCGCCAAGCTTACAGTTGCATCTAATAACGCCAAAGAGATTATCGGCAAAGACCTTCTAGATGCCATGCAGATGGTTGCAGGAAAAGAAGGCATTGGCGGAGCAACAACCGCAATGGAAAGTTTTGCCACTCAAATTGGTAATGCAATTTATGGCATCGGTGTTCTTACAAAGGCAATCAAATCTATACCTGGCGCAGGATTCATTGGTGATGTTTTATCCGCTGGTACTCAGATTTCAGGCATTGGACTTCTTTCAAGATTAGGTGCATCAAGAAAGGCTCGTTCAGCAGGAACTCCGGCCCAATCGCCTGGACAACGCAAGGCAATCGATAAAGCCAATGCTGATGCACTTAAACTGCAAAAGACAAAGAATACTCTTTCAACAATTGATAATGGACTTACCGAAAGAAAAATAATACTGACCGCTGACCAAAAAGCACTTCTTGAACTCCAAAAGAAGTTTGATATGGATCGTATCCAAATCAGCGCAGCACTCAATGGCGTAATTGACCAGGAAACTCAATGGCGATTACTTGAAAAATTAGCCATCATTGATAATAACGGTGCTTTGGCTCAAAAGATTGCAGCCGAACGAAAAGGCGCAGATGCAATTGATGAGTTAGGAAAAGCTGCTAAAGATGCGGCTGCTCGTTTATTGCAGACTTCATATTCAGCTGGTTTATCATCATTTAAGCAATCTGAAATAAACTCCTTGACAGGTGGTGGTGCTTCCGCTGGCGGCACTCGCACCAATACTCCATTTATGACTGGAAACGATGCTTCAATTCCTTTGTCTACTTGGTTTGGAGATTCTCACTTATCAGCTCTTGCAGCTCAATCTTCACAAACAATAGTGGTCAATGTGGCAGGATCGGTTACAACTGAACAAGATTTAGTATCTGCCATTACTCAGGGCATTTATAATAATCAAGCTTCTGGAATCCCAATCTCCTATTCGACAAGTTATAGATAATGGCACTACCAGCAACCCCTATCGTAAAGATAAACCTCAATCAAGGTGCATCCTTTGGGCCGCCATTTATCTTGGGTACAAGTCAATTAGGTTTTGCTGAGTTTTCTGCAACTGGTACAAACATTGTCGATATTTCAACTTCTGTTGTAAAGATTGATACTCGTAAAGAACGCAATTTGCTTCAAGATAAATACACAGCAGGCACAGCCACTATTCGAGTTGTTGATCCTCTAGGGTATTGGAATCCCCAAAACACAAGCTCGCCCTATTACCCTAATCTAGTACCACTTCGACAAGTTACAATCCAAGCAACTTATAGTGGAACTACATACCCAATTTTTGCTGGTTATATTACAGAATACAAATACACATATCCAAAAGACCAAGAAACAGGATTCGTTGATCTAATTTGTTATGATGCTTTCCGTTTGCTATATAACAGTCTTATCACAACCGTTACTGGACAAGCGGCTGGTCAAGATACCGGTACGCGTATTGGTAAGATTTTAGGAACGGTCAAGTTTCCTTCTGCTCAACAGACTCTTGAAGTAGGCGATACAACCTGTCAGGCAGACCCTGGCACATCTAGGAACGCTTTAGAAGCTATACAGACTCTTGAGTTCACAGAACAAGGCGCTTTCTATATTGACAAGTCTGGCAACGCTATATTCAAGGATAGAACCTTTGTTTATAATGCTCAGTCTGCAAGCCCAGTCAAGTTCAATAACAATGGAACGACTGACATAAATTACTTTGGCATTACCTTTGCCCATGACGATAAAACCATTGTGAACTCATGCTCAGTTACTCGCATTGGCGGAACAACTCAGACTTACACAGATACCACTTCTCAAGGTCAGTATTTCTTTCATGGCATTACAGCTACAGATATGCTCATGGAAACCGATGCCAATGCTTTAGCTCTAGCTACAGCCTATGTGACCACTCGTAAAGACACCACAATCCGAATTGACAACATTACCCTTGACTTGG